CTGCCATTTCATTCTCGCCTTCATCTACTAGCCAATCGAATACGGCACCAGAGACGAGAAGATCGTCATCCATATAAACTGTGTCACCAGCAGTGAAGTCGGCGGGTTTAGTTCTATACGAGACAGTCACATTACCTGTCGTAGTAATTGGCAGTATTCTAAAAATCTTGTTATCAGCCACAGGCTCCCAATAACGACGAATGCCGCCAGTAAGGGCGTTGGGATTGATCCAAGAAGGTTTCCTAGGTAATTCACGAGTATTCGTTGCATACCAAATATGCTTGATATCATCTGCTCGCTTAATGACAGACGTAAGAGTAGCAGTCACTTTACCCGTGCTGCCGTCAAGCGTATAGGTTGTCGTTGCAGTGTATCGAGGAAAGAAATATTGGTCGAACAAAGCATTAAAGACACGTTGCAATTTCGCTGCAATCGTGTCCTCTGCATAGGCTTGAACGGCAACACCGTTTTCAAGTTTTAGTTCGACAATTGTTTTCTGAACTAGTTCCTCAAAGGTAGACATGGGTACTCCTTAAGGAAAATGGGGGCGGCATCCCACAACACCGCCCCCTTGCAGATTACGCGTAATACTGTGCGATACCGAACAGTTGCGTCTTATCTGCAATTGCCACAACAGCGAATGTCCGCGATGCATCCGGTGTACCGTTAAAATCAACAGTGCCACGCGGATCAGCAGACGTTGCGGTCTGCGCAGTCGTAGATGAAGCACCAGCGACCAGCGTTGCCGCAGTTGCAGTTGCATCGTTCTCAATAGAAGCAAGCAATGCTTCTGTGCGATAAGGAAGGCCGAACACGTCGCCCCACCCAACATCAACCGCAGTAGCTTCTGCATCAGTAGTCCAAGCAATGTTGGTTACTTCTGCAAACGCTTTCTTACCGGCAACAGGCGTCGTACCGTTAAGAGTGAACGCTTCTTTCATCGGTTGCCCGAGATAGTCACGTCCCGTAACGGTAACAGTGTTCGTAGACGACGCAGGCGCAACCATTGTAAGGTTACGTCCCCACGGACCCATCTTCGAACGTGCATACGTCGCTGCCATAGTAGACGTATTACCCGCAGCTTCCATTGACTGGTCTACGAGAACACCATCCGTATCAGCAGCAACAAGTGCTCCGAACTCCGCCCGAAACACTCCATTCACCCCAACTTCCGAAGCAAACTGTGCATCGGGAACGTAGAGGTTAATACTAGATGCCCAATTGTCGTAATCGGGCACCATCTTCTCAGCAGCAGACATTAGTTATTACCTCTTCCACGCTTCTGCACCAAAAGCGGAACGGTTCCTTTGTCCTCGCCTGTCTCAAGATCGACAAGCTTAACGCCGGATCGTCCTGCAATACGCTCAACTTCTTCCATAGTGCGTACACGAATAGAATGTCCACGCGCCATGGTGAGAATGAAACTTGTTTCCTCCTGTTTATCGGAGTACTCGAAAGTTTTCTTCTCTTTGTTAAACGTCGCAATTCGACGTGTGTACGGGCCACCTTCGCTCACAGTGAACGCAGGCTTAATCCCGGTATTTTCAACAACAGCGGCTTTCATCCGTTCCTCATTATTCGTTAATGAGCACGGCGTGCTTACGATACGCTGCCCAGAGACAGAACTGTCCCTGCCAAACGATACGCGAGCCGTGAGCATCAACGTTCCACGGTGCAGTAAGCTGCTTCACTTTCATATTCACATGCTTGAGAATATGTAGGCGAAGGTACTTAGAGTTAATGAAATAGATTTTGTTGACGGGGCAATCCTCGTCATACAGCATCGGAACCGACTGATGGCTCACACCTTTGAAGCCAAGATCGATCATCTTCTTACCGGAATTGCTTTCCGACATGTTAATGACAACCTTGTCACGCACTGCCGCACGATAAGTACGATACAGATTGCGACCAGTCAGCATGATATCCGGGCTTTCACCTTTCACAGTGAGGTCCATAAGGATATCGTCTAGTGCCTCTTCGATGTTGGTGCTATCAATACCACCAGCACCGAAATCGTAGGACGAAGTACGCCACTGCGTTTCAGATGCACGATTGATACCGCCAAGAGTACCCGTCGTCGGATCATCTGGGATCATGGTAGCAAGTCCATAAGGATCAGCACCACCACCCGCAGCATAGAGATACGAAGAGAACTTCTCTTTAATGCTCTCTTCCAAGACTTCCATCTTGGCTTTCATAAGCTTAAAGATTTGAGCGCGTCCTCGGTTCTCATCCTCTTCCTGATCGGAGATAATCACCGAACCAGCAAAACGAGACCAACCATATTCAACGGTCGTGAACTCATTCGTCTGGTTAATCGGCAGTTCTCCGTAGTACTCGTAAGTACCAACGTTGGGGTTACGACCAATCGTCAATGGATTGGTAATTTCATAACCACCATCTTCATACTCAACACGATTGCTAGCCATCGCCCACGCAACGAACGCGTTAGACTTGACCGCCGCCATGATGAGCTTTCCGCGCGACTTAGTAAGCGTGGAATGCAAAACACTTGCGATAGTCATTTATTGAAGTCCTGCTTCATTCATAGCTTCCTCGACAATTGATGCATATGATCTGTCGGGAGAAGCAATTCTTGTTTCCCTTTGCGTCATCTGACGTTGTGGAACACTAGGTCCCGTAACCATCGGACGCCGCTGTTGCTGATTTGCAGGTTGCTTTCCGCCTTGTGTCCTTTGCTGTTGTATCTTAGCAGCAACTTGCGGACCAAGAGGTTGAGAAAAATCCAACCCATTACGGAGAGCGAACTCACGGACCATATAGTAACCTTCGCGCTCGTCTTGCGCTTTACCTTCGGCCATGAGGTTTGCGATTGCGTCCTGATGCAATTCAGCATCGGGGTATGAGGCAAGAAATCTGTCGTAACGGTCCTGCGCTGCTTGTTCGGCTCGCGCGTGTCGTTCGTTCTGTTGTCTTGCATCGTCCAACGGCTTCAACCGCTGATCGAGCATCTTAGAAATGGCGTTGGTCTGGATCGCACCGATCTGAGAACCAAGTAGACGGTTCAAATCTACACCACGAGCCGCCGCCTCTGCAAGAACTATTTGCACAAGCTGGGCCGGGTTCTGCTTGAACATACCCATCATGTCCATAGCAGCCGCAGTTTCCTCGAATGTCAGACCAAGCTTCTTTGGTGCGCCATTCAAGTAGTTAATCGAAGCCATGTCTTGCTTAAGCTTCGTAATCTCCTGAGTTTGTCGCTCAGTAATACCACGCATACGACGATTTTGTTCATCGAGCCGTCGCTCACGTCCGCGCGCAGCAATAATATTACCCTTAGCGTCAATAACATTCCCGTCCTTATCGAACTTAGGTTTGTTATCTTCTTCACCGGGCTTTTTCGCTTTATCATCAGCAGGCTTTTTACCACGCTGACTAGCGTCCTGACTTTGCGTCTCTAAGTCAGTATCATCAGTATCAGTATCAGCTACCTGTTGTTGCTGAGTATCATCGTTACCGTCTGTATCGATTTCATTACCAATATCTACGTCAGTATCGGTGTTATCTTCAAACCCCGGTACATCAGAGAGAATGGCGTCATCAATATCACTGTTCATCGACTGGCGATTGGCCATCTGTAGGTCCTTGTTGTGTCTGTTGTGCAGCAACTCGGTTCTGGATCATTTCGATCGTTGTCCGAATTGGTACGCCTTGTGAAATAGCTTTACCAAACGCTTGTTTGGCAGCAGGCGGGAGACTATCAATTAGCATTTCCATTCTTTGTAATGCTTGGTCTCCCGTAGGTTCATTAGGATCACCAGCACCCTGAGGATTAAGCTGTGCTTCTACTGATTGACGAAGCATAGTCCAATCTTCTTCGGTAATGACAATCTCATCAAATGCACGTTCAAATACTTTAAGCATAATCAAGACAGCAGCAGGCATCGACTTACCAAATTGGCCGAGTGTCTGTCCAATCTGCATCGCCTCTTCTTTCTTAGCGCGTGCAGTTGGTTTCAGTGCTGAGCCACCCACAATCCGCATATTGAATTGTTTGTTAAACTCAGAAACAGCCATACCTTGCAATTGTGCCCACGCCTCACCGCATGTACTGTCGGTAAGTGAGGCAACTGTAGCAGCATCCATTTTCTGAATGCAGAGTTCGAGCAAACCATGTCCAATATCGCCAATGAATTCTTCGATCATATCTATCTTTTCATCGAGACGCGTTTGTGTCTGGCTCTCGTAACTCTCAATCGCTTTATTAGTTGTATTCGTCTTATACTCCACGCCTCGCATAACATTAGTTACGCTAGAGACACGATCAATCGCTTGAAGATAAGGCTGCGGATCGAACAGTTGCATGAACTGTCCACTAGGCGGTGGTTGCGACCAAACAAGATCACCCATCTTCTTACCTTCGGGTATCTTAACCCCGATAGCCCCACCTTTCTCGCCACCTTCAAGATATGCAGAGATAAGAGCAGGGTCTTTAATTGCATCAAGATCGTAGAAGATGTTCTTTCTTGCCCATGCGATTGCACGACGCCGCTCAGACGCAATCTCGTTAATAGCATCTTGTTGATCGAGATAATACATAACCTCAGAACGGGCGTAGTCACCTTCTGGATCGATATAGAACTCTAAACAATAGATCGGGAAGAAACGACTTAAGCCGAGTGGATCATCCCACACCCAAATCGGATAGCACCAATCCTTGTCATGGAATAGATAGCATCGACGTGTAGTCTTATCCCACACATACCAGCATTCAGTGAAACAAGCAGTGTTGAAACTCTCTTCGTCATCATATCCATATAAAGAGTGATCCTTCCCATCAGCAATGATAGAGAAGTTGTTCACTTCATTATCTAGATCGTGACCACCTGATGCATTAGCTTTCAATACATGCGTAGGAGCGAAGATACTTTCATATTCGTCGCTATCGTCTTTCTTAGTGAAATAGATAGCCTTAAGCAACGCAGTTGGAATAAGCTCACGGATCATAATCCATTTACAATCTGCCAGATCAGCAGACTTGTTAGACGGATCGCGATATACATCTTGAGGACGACGGAACTTAACCCACGGACCAGCAGGGTTTAGAAGATCAACCTTAAGTTCGAGCGCCTGTAGCTCTCCTTCTATCTCTTCGATCCTTTTAAGTTCCTTTGTTTTTTCCAACTCTTGTGCAAGTCGCGAAAGTTCTTGCAGGCTCGCCTCAGACGATTGGTCCTTTTCAGTCCATCCGATTTCAATATACGAAACGTTCGTAAGAGTTGCATTGAGAACCGCCTTACGTGCTTTAGGCTTGAGGTTCACACCGGGATTGTATTTCGTAGAGAACAGAGAATTGATCAGCCGCTCGAAACACGTAGCGGCAATCTTCTTGTTCTCATCTTTCTTATCTGTAGGTGTTACTTCAACGTCAGGGTTCTTTGCATAGGTAGCCGGCACCAAGGCAGTGACATTCGCAAAGACGACGTTCTCTGTCTCAATATGTTCGTCGGATTGACCAGTGCCCTTTCTCGCCATACGCGAAACATTAGGAGAGCCTCCTGCGGCTCCGCTGTTTGTTGATTGATCATTGTTATAATATCGGATACACTCTTCCCACGCGTCAAGAATACCCTCGTTCTTGAGCTTAGCTTTCGCCTGATCACGACGCGTTTTCCATAATTTACCCATCGATTTAGACACAGGGATTTTGTTATCCCCAAGCATCTTAAATGATGGAACGTATTTCTGCTCAGGCTGCGAAACGTTGATGCCGCCTTCCTTCAAACTATCAGCAATAGGTGCGTAGTTATCTTCGGCTTCCGCCATGTCGCCACCCGCGTTTCTGATTAGCAACCTCGCTCTCGTGCCACTTCATAAATGACGGCACGCCTCGCTTGGTCGGGTCTAGTCTAGCTACCTCGCGAACATCGGTCAATAGGTATTTCGTCATGTCCATCCCGTGGTCGTTTTTGTCTTTAGGCTTATCCTCGGCATCACCTTTGTTGTCTTTATCCCAATAATATCCACCGATTTCATCAATGAACCAAGTAAGTTCACGAGATACATAAAAGTGAGGCGCGCCATATTCACCAGTAAAAGGATTACGGTGAAACTTACTAAGATTGAGATAAGAACCAACTTTGACAATTCCACCAAGAAGATCGTTATAGCCGCGAGACATAGGCACACCGCACTGATCGAACAGTTGAGCAACTGTCGAACCCGTACCATTGAGAGCGCCACCGGCTCTCCGAAAGATATTCGGGTCAGCGCGTACTTTCTGTGTCTCATCTACGCCCCACTTATTCCTTGCAAGTCTAATCTTCTCAGCTTGCTCGATAACTCCCATTTCTTTCCGATAAAAGCCGTCGAACAAAATGACGTTGTTGTCATTATCGATAAAAGCAAGACCGTAACAGGAAGGATTAGCGATACCAAAATCGTACCCTTCAATAAAGGGAACGTCGTATCCCTGCTCAGTGAGAACATCCAACAAATCCATAGCGTCGTTATGTTCGATGCCATGAATAAGTTCATTAAACTGAGGATACACCAGCCCGTCATAAGCTGCCCACTCGCCCATGAGAAATCGTGATCGCATTTGGCCAGTGTATGTAGCCTCTAGCGTTTGAATAAAGTCTGCTTCAAGCACATGTTTGTTCTCGTAAGTCGATCCTTCGATAAGATCAACGAGAACCTGAGGCTTACCATCTATTAAGATAGGCTTACCATTATCACCACGGACACAGACTAGATCAGGAGTAATCGTACCGTTCTGTTTATATAAATGAATAGGATGAACGACTTTCTTATAGAACCAATTACGTGTTGGGTTACAGGTTAAGATCATCCAGCGCGGACCAGTGCGCGGCATTGTCGGATCGTTACCGGCGTATGGTGTTGAGCCACGCAAACGTCCTTGTAGATCGAGAAAGTCTTTATAGACTATCTCCGGGTCCTCCATCTGATCTACAATAATCCAATCGTATGTTGCCGAGAGCAAGTTCGATGTAGCGCCCTCTTCCCCACGGCTCTGCTGCTGGACATAACGAAAATTGATCGTTGAGCCATTCGTCAGCGTACACGTATTCGTGCCGTTGTTCGACATGGGAAACGACTTTATCCAATGCTTCGGACACCATTTGAGAAACTCTTTTCTTAGAGTGTCATTCAACTTCGGATATGTGGAGCGAGCCATCAATCCGTTACTACCGGGATAATCACGAGCGATATTCAAAGCTTTGATACAGGCCATCGCAGTCTTGCCATTAGCAAAACCTCCACCGACAACCTGTATCTTA